CCTTATGGCAGAGAAACGTCCTCAGTCGAAACCATTCGACAATCTGGACCTCCCGATCGACCTACATTCTCAACTCGAACTGAAACTCCAAGAGCTGAGTCCTTCCATTTGGAAGGATTATCTCCTCAAAGAGATTCTAACTAAGTTCGTTTCCTCCGATACTGACCCTGCTGAAACACGCAGGCAACGTGCCATTAATAAATGGCTCGCTACAGAACGGGAGAATGAAAGTACCAATGAACGCCTTTTGATAACATCCGAGGAATATAACATTCTACCTCGGATTGCGTTCGGTACATTCGTTGAGTGGTGTCGCGCTCTCACTCGTGATATCATCGGTGATGTCCCTCCGTTAGATGCCTTAATCGGCAGCTTTTCGGGTGGAGCATCAACGAGTCGATCCAGGACTGCCAGCAATCCTGCTGGCAAATTCCTTGGGAAAGTGCACGCGACAAAGAGTTGCGCAGAATTCTTCAACAGCTATTCGGCTGATGAGATGCCTGCGTGGCTCCGGTCTTCAAACGAACTCTTTAATGAGCTCGTTCCGGGTAACGTGCTTTTTACGGTTCCAAAGAAAACCGATATTGACCGGGTTTGTTGCAAAGAACCCGATATCAATATGTTCATTCAGAAGGGCTTAGGCAATGAGATTTCTCGTTGTCTTCGCCGTATCGGAATAAACCTCAATGATCAGTCGATAAACCGATCATTGGCTCAAGAGGGTTCGTTAAAGAAATCCCTAGCTACTCTTGATTTATCAAGTGCTAGTGATTCTCTATCGGATGGCCTTGCAAGGCTTCTCCTTCCTGAGATCTGGTACAACCTCCTTGACACTGTGAGATGTCAAGTCACCATCATTGATGGTGAGGAACACCGGAACCACATGTTCTCTTCTATGGGAAATGGTTTTACGTTTGAACTAGAGAGCTTGCTCTTCTATGTTCTTTCGAGAGCCACCGCCTATTTCACGGGAACACGTGGAGTCATATCCGTTTACGGTGATGACATTATTTGTCCTATGGACATGTCACATGATCTTATATGGGTTCTTTCGTACTTTGGCTTCCAGGTTAATACCGAGAAGTCTTGTATTTCAGGACCTTTTAGAGAATCATGTGGTGGTCATTACCATAACGGTGTTGATATCACCCCTTTCTACATCAGGAAACCTATAACCAAGATGGAGGATCTCATTGACGTTGCTAATAAGCTTCGTCAGTGGGCTATTCTGTCTGGGCTAGAGATGTTCGGGTATACTATACTCGATCCTGAGGTGGAGGATATTTGGCTCTGGTTAAAGAGCTTTATACCTTCTTATCTTTGGGGTGGTGATGATACTTCCTTTAAGTACCAGCTTGTGTCTTACGACACACCTAATAAACGTCTCCA